ACCCGGCATCTGCAGCGGCTTCTATTCCTGCCACCATCGAAGAGCGACCGGATAATGCGGAGCCGGGGATACTAATCGATTTTAAGGAAATAGATCGACGTGAATCGGAAAAGGACGAAACCGAGGCCATGCGTGTGGATGTGGAAAAACAGCCGGTAAGAAAACTGCGTAAAAAGCACGGCGGAAAGGCAAAGAAATAATGGCATACAGCACCGAGGCGGACCTGACCGAACAGATCAGCGAGGATACGCTCACCCAGCTCACCGATGACGCAGACGCAGGCAGCGTAGACAGTGATGTCGTTACCCGCGCCATTGCGGATGCGGATGCGGAGATAGACGGATATTGTGGCACACGCTATAGCCTGCCTTTTTCACCGGTTCCGGGGTTGATACGCAAGATCTCTGTAGATATTGCCATATATAATCTATACGCCAGGCGTAAGGGTGTGCCCGAAGATCGGCAGAAACGCTACAATGACGCCGTACGCTTTTTGCGCGACGTCTCAAAGGGCGTGGCAACCCTGGGGAGCGACGAGCCCATAGATGATTCGGATTCCGGCCCGGAGGCCACAGTTGTGAAGAGCGACCGGATCTTCAGCGTAGGGAGGGATTCGGACAGCTCGACAGGGACGCTGGATAATTACTGACGATGCAGTTGAAAATCTAACATTGGGGAGGGGTAACATGATCTCGCTGGATATGAAGTTGGACAGGGAGTTCAAAATTCACATGAACGATCTGGTAGACCGCCTTGCAAAACCCAAGCAGGCCCTGAAGGAATGTGGTCTGGTACTTTTGCGCTCGATTGAAAAGAATTTTAAGGCTGGCGGCAGACCCATACGGTGGAAGGCGTCTAAGCGGGCTGCGGGAACGGGCGGCGGGAAAACACTGGTGGATACCGGCAGGCTGAAAAGCTCCATCACAATGGACGCCACAAACACGGAACTTAAAGTCGGCACAAACGTGAAATATGCGGCCATTCACCAGCTTGGCGGCACGATTCCGGGACATATCATACTTCCCAAGCGCGCAAAAGCCCTGCGGTGGTTCGACAAATCAGGGACGGTGCGCTTTGCGAAAAAGGTGACTATACCGAAAATTACTATGCCGAAACGCCCCTTCCTGGTGGTTCAGGAAGAGGATTGGCGGATATTCAGAAGAATTTTTGAGGATTATATAACAACATGAAAGCTCTGATCAGTGCACTGCAAACGCAGCTTCAGACCTCCCTCGCCTACGTGAGAGACAGCGATATATTTGTAACTGAGGATGATCGCCTTATTCCTGCGGCCGTGAGGTTTCCGGCAGTGGGGATCAAGGACGGGCCGATAGTCTACGAGATGCAAACCAACATGCACGAGCAACATATTCTTGATGTGAAGATCTTGGCCTATGTGCAATTGCGAAAACCGGAGGCGTCCATCATGGGCGATGCGTCGACGAGTAAGAAGGGGGTGCTGGATATTATCGATGATATTTTTACCGCGCTCAAAAATAATTTGCTTTCTGGCCAGGCAAACATTGCATGGCCTATTGGCGAGAGTGAGAGCGAGCTTTTGGCCGATGAGGACACCGCCATACAAATGAAGTCTATCACCATGCGATATACACGGTTTATCAGTTAGGTGGCCGATGATCAATGGCCGGGGATACATAATGATTCCCGGGCTTTGGTGACTGACCATTTAAAAAACAAGGAGGAATAATCATGCCTATAGGAAAGGGTTTTGAAGGAATACTGGGGGTAAAGCTGGAGGCTGACTACGGCGATGCCATAGAGGTTGACGAGGCAATCCCGTTTGTTTCCGAGTCATTTGGAAACGAGATCGAAAAGCACGCTGATATGGTGCTCCGGGGGAAGGCCGGTGCAGGTGCAAGCATTGCCGGCAATACGATGTATCCGTTTGCCATCCCGTGCGATCTGACCTATGAGGATGTGGATCTGCTTATTGCCATCGCCCTGGGCGCGGCAGGGGTACCTGTGGCCAATGCTCCACTCTACGATAACACCTACGGACTCAACGATGACATGGATTACAGCTTCACCGCGGCGGTGTACAAAGGGGTGAGCACATGGGAATATGCGGGCTGCAAGATCAACACGCTCAAGATCTCGGGTGAGGCAAACAAGCCTTTGAAGATCGAATTTGGCGGCGTTGCCCAGTCTCTGGATCTGGACTCGGCGATCAATACAGGGCCGATATTGATGGCCCTCGATACCGAAGATGATGCCTCAAAAATCATGTTCAGCGACCTGGAGTTCAAGGTTGCCGCCCAGGGTGATGCCCTGGCCGGGGAATCTGCAGTGGGGATCAACAGCTTTGAGCTGCTGGTCAACAACAATCTGGCACTCGACCAGTTCGACAACACAGGCACCGTTATTTTAGAACCGCAGCGGAATGGCTTTCGGCAGGTGACGTTAAACCTGACCGTGCCGCGCTACGAGGCGGACACATATCTGGACTGGCGGGATGCGGACGATGCACTCCATGCGTATTTGAAATTCACCAGCGGCGATTATATGTTTGATATACACATACCGAAATTTAAGATCGACAAGGCGGAGGCGCCTATCGGAGGCCCCGGGCTCATCTCGCAAAGTATTAACTGCACATGTTTCCGAGATCCTGCCAGCGATAGCGCCAGCTTTACGGTGACCGATGAACTGGAGATCGATGTGACCAATGCGAGGGATGCAAATCCGCTGGCGTAAAAAAGCTTATAGCTCATAGCTTATAGCTCATAGCTAAACAGCTAACCGACTGAAAGGAGAGTATCATGACCACTGGTGCGGGGTTTTCATCAAAATTTGCCTGGGCGAAGGAGGGCGATCAGTCCGATTATGGCACGCCCATCGAGTGCGGGGCAAATGACCAGATACCGGTGCTGACCGAGGGTGTGGCACAGGACGTGCAAAAGGAGCTGGATAATGTCATCCGCAACAAGGCAGGCTATGGTGGGAGCGATGTAATTGGCAGGCTTTTGGGCGGCGACGTGAGCATAGAGGCCGTATATCGCGGCCTGGAATCTATTATCTGCTCGGCCCTGGGGTTCTGCAACTACAGTGCATCACCGGAGCTCATTGCCGCCGGTGTTCACAAGCACACATTCGAGCCGGCAAATAATCTGCACACGCAGCACTGGCTTGCAGGTGACGGGATACTGGCAGGCTCCGGCTATCTGGCAGGAGACCAGAAGGTACGGCGTGGCACGCTGGTAGTTGATAAGCGGGTGTCGCTGTGGGAGTATATTTCCACAATGGTGCAGACTATGACCATCAAGGGCAACAGCAAGGGTGTTACAATCGATTGTACCATGCTCCCGTATAACCTGGATCGGGCCTCGGCTATCAATACGACCTCTGCGTCCTGGTCTATCCCCAATGACGACTGGGAGTCGATGCTTTTTCAGGACATGGTCCTGTGGATCAATGACTATTCAGCGGTTACGGCCCTGGACAGCGACGATGCCATCGGCATTTCGGAATTTGAGATCAAGATCGAGAACAACCTGGGGCAGGTACAGGACAGCCAGTCCGGGCTCTATATTGCAGAGCCGCGGCGTACGGCAAAGCGGCGCGTCACGGGCTCGTTCACGTTTCCCCGCTATGAGAATGATGATTTTCTGGACGATCTGAGCGATCAAAGCGAACTGATGGCCATGATGCGGTTTACCGGCTCTGAGATCGGTGCAACCGGGGAATATCATATGTTCTGGGTCTGGCTGCCCACGATCAAGTTCGATAAAGTGGATGCACCGGTAAACGGGCCGGGGCTGATACCGGTTACGCATACCTTTACGGCTGAGATACCGGATGCCGCGCCTGCGGGATTTCCAACCCAGGCGACCCAGGAGATCATCATACAGTTGCAGAATGATAACAGTGTGAATCCGTTAGTATAATAGCCACAAAGACACGAAGACACGAAGAAAAAAAATAAAAACTTTGTGACTTTGTGACTTCGTGGCACACAAACAAAGGAGGTTTTTCAATGCCAATACAGATTTTGAGGGATGAAGAGCGGCTGGTGTACGAAAACGCAGGCTCAAAGATTTTTTACCGGAGGGTGTCGACATACCGCCGCGGGCTGATTATGAAGCGGCATACCAAGCGCGGCCAGGTGGATTTTATAGCGGTTACCAAGGAGCTCATGGAATACGTTATCACAGGCTGGGACGGTGTGGAGCGCAATGGAAAGCCCATTCCTTTTGATCCGGAACTGATCCCCAACCTGCCTGAGGACGATACCCAGGCGATTCTTGAGCTTTCCGGGGCATCGGATATTTCGGGCTCCGAGGCAGGTGAAGAGGCCCTCAAAAAAAATTGAGGGACTTCCTCGAATGGCAGATCATACATCAGACATCATGCACGGAGTGTCGGGAGCTGTACGAGGAAGAAAAGAGAGATCCGCCGTGCGAGGAAAAGGGCGTATGCCCCATTAGTGCGATCGAGCTGCTGCCGGACAATCAGTTTACCCTGGATTTCTGGCACAAGATCAAGGGCCTGGGAGCGGAGCTGGTATTTCGCATGCTGGATCAAACACTGACAACCACTGAGGCTGAGAATCTGCTGGAGAAGCTGTCGTTTATCAACCATGTGGTGGAGCAGACCCAGCGGCATATACAGCAGGAAGAGGAAAAGAAGAGAAGCTCATAGCTTATAGCTCATAGCTCATCAATGAGAAGGAGGATGCAATGGCACATTTAACATGGATTGATTCGACCGAGGTCAACCCGACGAACCTGAACAAGCTTGCTCAGGAGGATGATCTGGAGCCGGCAACCCTGGCATTCAACGGCGATTCCGGGCGGACCATCACACACAATTACGGCCATACGAACTATCAGGTGATTATTAATCCGGTGGCAGATCCGGCCGGATTCCTGGGGGAGATATGGATCAGCAAGGCGGCTAATACCGCAACGGTCTATAACAGCGGATCGGCCACGGGGAATTTTGACTACGTGATTATTCCGCATGCGTAAAAATTTCGCCACAAAGACACGAAAACACGAAGAAAAAAAATAAAAACTTTGTGACTTTGGGCCTTCGTGGCAGAGAGAGGAGGGGGTATGAAACCAACGATTACACTGAAGGATAGCAGCATCACGTTTGGCGCATTTACACCCGGCATCGGGGGACTGAAGGAGATCCCGGAGACTACTATTGACCTGGCTCCGTATGCGGGCCAGCATATCCGCATATGGCTGGATGATGACGGGACGTATTCGCTGGACAAGAAACGCGGGCATCTCTGGCAGATGGTGGAGCTCGATGTGCCGGCCCAGGAGTATACAGAAACGGCGAGCAAGGAGCTGGATCCGGATACCAAAGAGCCGGTTGTAACAATAGAAAAAAAGGCAATTAATATCGAGGCGGTATCAATTGATACCTTGGATTTACCGGCACAGGCTAAAAAGGGATAACCTGAAAAATTATGTCAAACACCATACAATTAACGCTCGAGGTTGACGATAAGGGGAGTGCCGTTGTACGGCAGTTCAGCTCCGGCACGGTAGATAAGGTCAAGGCCATGAGCGAGCAGTCCGAACGCCACATCGGCAAAATGGAGAAGGCCATGAAGGCGGTGGGCGGTACGGCCCTGAGCGTGGGAACCAAGCTTGCCAATGTTGCGGTGAAGGCGGCGGCTATTGGCGCTGCACTGGCCACCGCGGCTGCAGGCTTTACGGTGAAAAGCGCCCTGGGCGGATTCGCGGCGTTTGAAACCTCCCTGGTGCGCGTGGGCAATGTGGGTAAGGAAGCCCTATCTGCGGTGAAAGAGAAGATACTCGCCCTGCCCTCGGCGCTGGGGAGCGCGACGGAGCTGGTGAAAGGCTACTATCAAGTGCTTTCCGCTGGGGTGCGGGGGCCCATTGAATCCATCAAGCTTTTGACCGCAGCGGCCAAAATGGCGAAGGAGTCCGACATAGCTATGGGCGAGACGGTCAAGGGCCTGGCTGCGATTTATAAAAATTACAAGGGCGATCTCAAGGATGCCGCAGATGCGGCAAGCCTGCTCTACCAGGTGGAATCAGGCGGTATCACAGCGGTGAAAGAGATAATCCCCTATATTGGAAATTTATCGTCCATGTCGAAGGCCCTGGGGCTGAACGTTGGAGAACTTGGCGGCACGCTCGCCCAGGTTACCGCTGCCGGCCAGGGCACGGCCAAGGCAGTCACACAGATCGAGGGGCTTTTTACGGCCCTGATGCGGCCTACCAAGGAGCTGACCGAGCTTTTCAAGGGTCTGGGGGGTGTGCAGAATGCCATTAAAAAGATCGGCTATGAGGGTGTATTAGAGAAGATTGCAG